CAAAAGTGCGGTGCCTGACGACGCTCCACGCTGATCTCTTATCTTATAGTCGTACTGCCAGCCCATTCGACTGCCTCCGATACTCCACCCGCAATAAGCCCGGCTTTCACCGCGGACGCTACGTCAACGTTCGATGTGAACGTAGACCCTGACATGTCGACCGTCACATGACGCGCTGTGCTGTTTTGTGTCAGCACGTTGTTCGGGATGATCGTGCCTGACCTGTCCGGTACGAACAGTTCCATACCCTGCTCCCCGACCTTGTACGGCACCCCAGCCGACACCGGGCCGCCTGAAGCCCTACCGCCTAGCCCTTCCAGCCCGGTGTATCCGACCAACGCCTGACTGATAGATTTCGCAACGTTCGCGGTGACATTCACCACCGTGGCCACTTCCATACCGTCCAACAACCCGAACGAGTTGAGTAACTCGATGGCTTCGTCGCGGGTCGTACCTAACGCGCCTTCAACCGACAGGATCGATGCCTCAATGTTGTTCGGGTCGAACCCGAAAGCGTCCAACGACCCCTGAGCTTTCAACGTCGCTTCCCACAAGGCAAGCTGTGCCGCAGCTATCTTCTTCGTATCGTTCTCTTTGTTTGCCGCTGTGAGGCCTTCTTGTGCCTTGTTGTATGCCTCCACAGCTTTCGCAGCTTTGAACGCCGGATCAGACATCTCTAACAGTTTGTTCGCATACGAATCCAGACCCTCCACCGCCGCGAACAACGCATTGGTGACTTCTGCGATCGGTGACAGGACTGCCTCGAACGCCGGGACCGAATCATCCAAAGCAGAGTTCAGGTCGTCCTGACGGGAAGCGTATTCGTCGGTTTCCAACGCAGCGCCGTACAACTCGCCCCGGTAATCGGCTGCGGCCTGCCTCGCCGCGATGGTCGCTTCTGACACCCCGTACAGGTCGGCTCCAGTCAACCGCGACCCCGCCCCCGCCTCCAACATCGCATCAGCGAACACACCCCATTCGACTTCGGTCAACCCCAACGTGACCCGCAACGTCTCCATGTTGTCTGTGGTGAGGGTGTGTTCACGGGCCATCCGTCCCACAGCAACCGTCGCCAAATCCATAGCGTCGGCGCCGCCACGCATCGCAGCCCGCAACTCTTGCTGCTGGTCGATGAACGCTAGTTGCCGTTCCTCAGCGACACTCCACACTTCGTCGATGTTGATCCTCGGACCCGCCAACACGTCGAAGAACGTCAACGCCCCTTGCGCCGTTTTCTGATAGTTGAGCCACGCCTCCTCGCCACGTAGCAGCTGGTCTGAGACGCCTTGAATAAACGATCCGACGGCTGGTAACGCTGTCACACCGAGGTTTACCATCGTGATCGCTATCTCACCTAACGCTTCGACGAGTGGCCCAATCTTGGGTGCCAACTCGTCCACAGCGTCAGCCAACTTGGGGAGAATCTTTTCCCCCACCTCCAACAGTGCGACCTCGATGCGTGACTTTGCTTGTTCGAATGCGAACGCTCCGGTGTCTGCGACGATCCCGTACGCTGTATCGAGTGACCCTGTGGAGGTCGCCAACTCGTCGAAAATCTCTTTCGTCGCCCCGGCGTTACTACCCATCAGCGACAGGACACCCGTTAGGGCACGGACGTTCCCGAACACCGCCGACGTGGCTTCAGCGTTCCCATCAAACGCTGTCGTGAGTGTCTCGAGTGTGGCGTAGAGGCCTTCGCCTTTGATTTGGTCACGTAACCCTTGCGCGGATAGCCCCATAGCGTCGAGCGCTTTCACCGCTTCAGCAGTCGGGCTAAGCAGCGATGTCATGACGTTACGCAACGCAGTGGACGCCTCGTCGGCGTCCAAACCGACGAGGGTCATCGCAGCGATCGCGGCACCGACCTGATCAAACGAGATACCCATCTGTGACGCAATCGGAATCACCCGACCCATCGACCCTGCCAACTGTGACGCCTCCGCTTTACCTTCACGCACCGTGGCTACCAGCACGTCGGTTGCTACAGATGCGCCACCCAACGACTCGCCATACGCGTTCACTGCGGACGTGACCAGGTCGGCGATGACAGCGGCTTCACCCAACCCCGCGGCGGACGCTTTCGCAGATACTTCGAGGGCTTCCATCGCGTCGGCACCTTCCAACCCTGCGGAGGTGATGAAGTACAGGGCTTCGACAAGTTCTTGCGGGCCTTGCGCCGTTTCGACAGCTAACAGTTTCAGTTCGCCTGTCATCCCTGCGAGTGCGTCTCCGGAGATGCCTACGAGGCCTTCGATTTGGGCGAGTGTGGTTTCAAACTTCCCGAACGCCTGTGCGGCTTCGATACCGACCTTCACCGCAGCAGCACCAAGGGCTGCGATAGCTGCGGCACCGGCGGCACCGGCATCGACCGCTAACGTTTTGAGCGAACCGACCGACGTACCCAATCCTGCGGTTGCGTGTTCGGCGTTGCGGACAGATCGGACGTATTGGCCGGTGTCTGCCCTGATGTTGACTTCAACGTTACGACTAGTCATTGTTCATCACCCAGCGGGAAGAATCCGAGTTTGAGACCCGGATACGGTGGGTCGTCACGACGCCGATCCACCGCGACTTCGACTTGTGCACATCCTTCACACACATACGCATCAACCTCAACCGTCGGGTCAGGCCATTGCCATGCGTATGTTCCACACGTGCCACATTTGCTCCTCTGCTCAACCATCCACCCCAACGCTGCGGCCTGATCGTCCACATCCCAATCAAGGAAGACGGAGTGCGCTATTCCTCTGGGTCCGCAGTAGTCGAGTTCAAGCCGGTACTCAGGATCTGTTCGATACCGGCTTGTGTGAAAGGGATGTCACGTGCTTCCCGATTCACGCTATACGCGGCGTCCCACAACAGTTGAGTCTCTGCCGCGGACCACGAATCCGACCCGTACATGGCTTTCACTTGCTTTGCGGTCAGTTTGTTGACACCAGTGGATGAGCGTGACACGAGCCATATCTCGAAATCTTCACCCAACGTCCCGTCTTCTGTTTTGTATTCTTCGACGGCTTTGTTCCATTCGTTGCGTGACACGGCTTGGAACTCGAACGTCGCGGTCGCAGACTCCAACTCTGCCAGTATCTGACGGAGTTCGGTTTGGAGTGCGGGGACGGGTGACGACATGTCGCCACTGTCATTCCAGGACTCCAACCGTTTCTGGCGGCTGATCTCCGCAATGAGGCGGTCACGTTCCGCAATTAGCCCTTCATCCAACACCACATCGACGCTACGGGTGCGGGGCTGTTTCCGTTTCAACACATCCGACGCAGCCATCAGGAAAGGATCTTGTAATCTTCAAGCGGGTCGTCGTTGATCGACACCGAAATCGCTGCACGCAACGTCTGACCCCTCGCATACTGCACCGACCGTGACAGGACAGTGACAGGCCACAAATCGATGTAGTCGTTGATAGCGAACGTGTTCGCGGTAGCGGTGCCACGGTTCGCGATCGCTAACCAGCCGGTCACGTCACGAGCCAACGCAGTGAACACACTGTCGTCACCGACCGCTTTCTCCTTATGGATCGTGAACGTCCCCGCACTCCCACCGTAATCCCCAGCCGCTGTCGCATTGAGACGGCTCGACATGTCCGCGGCGTCTGTTGTGGAACCCTCAAATGGGAGTACAAGGTCACCGATCATTTGTTGATGGATTTTGACACCGGCCTGTAGTTCGGCCGCTGTCGGTGCTGCGGGTGACGCGATCGTTGACACGAACGCGATCACTACGGTCCCTTCAGGTACATACCTCATTGTTTCTCCTTAGGTGAGTAGCGCGTAGTCTTCGAGCGGGTCGTCGTTGATCGACACTGCGATAGCGGCACGCGATGTCTGTCCACGCCCGTACTGCACCGACCGGGATAGGACAGTGATGGGCCACAGGTCGACACGGTCCGCCGCAGCGAACGTGCCGGGTGTCGCCAACCCGCGGGGCGCGATCGCGAGATATCCGGTTGTGTCGCGTGCGAGTGACGTGAACACAGTGTCGTCTGCATACGCCTTCTCTTTGTGGATTGTGAACGTCCCCGCCGAACCGCCATAGTCCCCGGCAGCGGTCGCGTTGAAACGGCTCGACATGTCCGCGGCGTCTGTCGTGGAACCCTCGAACGGCAACACCAAATCGCCGATCATTTGTTGATGGATTGGGTTACCGGCGTTCAGTTGCGCAGCGGTTGGTGCGCCAGCGGTGACAGTGGTGGTGACGAGATGCACCTCCACTGTCCCTTCAGGTACATACCTCATCGGGTCTCCTTAGTGGTCTTGTCTGGTTTCGACGCTTTGATGCGTGTCCAACCGACAGGTTTCCACGCATACTCGAAAGCGTCCTCAGACGGTGCCGTCGATTTGGCACCAGTCTTTTTGTGTTCCATTGGCACTTGCGCCACATCAGCCTCCTGACCTGTACCGGCACGATATCAGCCGTGTTTGTCGCTGCGGTGTATCGGTGTCGTGATTATTGTGACACCATGATTCCAGGTTCACGATCCCGCCCGTCTGCAACGACGGGACGGCTATACGGGATAGCGGAAGTTGCGGTAGCGTTCTCGGTGCAACGATCCACCGTCGACCAATGGCGCAGACGTAACGCACTGCCTGCCCCTGATGTGGATTTGGCTGGTGGCCCTATCTGGTTTGAGGCGACACTGAGGAGGTGGGCTCGTAGGACAGGGCGTGAAATGGGGTGACCGTCTGAGTGGAAGGCTAGTTCGTCTCAGACGGCCACCAAAGGAGCTCGTCAGGTGGGGGCGACGAACCCTCGCACCGTGAAAATAGCATAAAACACGGGCGGCTGCACATCGTCATCACGGTCGACGATCTGTCCGACGACTTTCTCCCACGGATGCATCCTGTATCCGGTAGGTGTCAGGTTGGATGCGAGTAGGAGTGTGCGGAGTTTGTCTGCCAACGCTTCGGCTTGCATACGGGTGTCTCCGACGGTGGTGACTTGATATTCGTACCAGCCTGTGCGTTGCGTATCTGTCATATCGCCGTCACGGTCTGAGTCGTCGAGCGGGTAGAGGACGGCGTAGGGGCGTGTGTCGTCTACGGGTGCGACACCGTCACCGATCTTGAACGTCTGTGTCTTCAGTTTCGCGAGTACAGCGTCGGTGAAAATCCTCATAGCCCACCTGTCGAACGCCCAATGTTGCTAACCCCGGCTTCACGGAGCCCGCGCATAAACCGGCCTTGGTCGGTGGTGTGTGCCTTCACAGCGTCCCACACGAACGGGCGAGGCGGCATACGAGAGGTGCCGTCATGGACATATCCGGCATACGAGATCGCGAGCTTCCCTGACTTCGGGTTTTTGATGCGACGCATCGGCCCAACCCGCAACCGCGGTTCCCTACGCAGCACGGTGAAATCAATCGACCGCTGTAGCGCACCCGTATCGACAGGGACACGCTGCTTGGCTGCGTTCACGAACGTTGGCCCTGACGTTTGCATGACGTCCGCTACCCGTGTCTTGATCTCCGCTGACGCTTCCCGCAAATCAAACTGCAACAGGTGGATGGAGTGTGCATCGATGTCGACGCTAATCGGCATACCCAACCCCCTCATCCAACCTGCAAATCAGCCGGTTCCGTGTCAGATACGAGTCGTGGTCGACCGATACCACAGTCATTGTTTCGTCTACGAGTGCAGGTTCTAACAGTGCGGCGGTGACGGTTACACGGGCTTCGAGCGGGAACGCTTCACCGGGTGGGAGTGCGTCGTGGGGGAGGTAGACACTGTACATTTTGCCTGTGACAAGTTGTTCACCGAACAGGTTCGTTTCGCCTTTCGACGTGAATGGTCTGATGAGTGCGGCACCGGTGTACCACTCCGACGTCGAGGGGGTGTCATATTGCAACGTTGTTTCGTTGAACGTGCCGCGCCCTGTCGTCGTCGCAATGGTGACGGTGTCGATGAACCTGACCGTCCAATGCTGCCGGAACGTTGCGATGCTATTCGGTAGGGTCATAATGTTCGACTCCGATGCGCCACAGTTCCCCGATCTGGAATGTCACATAGCCGACGAGTGCCCCGAAGATGATGCAGACGATGAGGGTCATAGTGGCCTCAACTGGTACGGGGCGAGTAGCTGTCGGGTGCGGTCGGATAGGAGGACGGCACCGGACGCGACAGTGTCGTACATGATCGAGTCTGACCCTTCGAGCTGTATCTGTTTGATCCCTATGGGTCCTTGTGCTGCAAACGTGGCACCGTTGCGGAACAGGTCAGCCGCATATGCAGTGATGGCGAGCACCAAATCGGCAGGGACAGTGTCATACGGTGCCGTGGCACCGGTCCCGTACCCAGCATCGTAGGTGACGGTGATACCGTCGCGTGTGGTGGTCCATGACGTGTCTCGCCGTATCCGTCCGTCGGGGTACCACGAATAGGT